AAGCTTGGATTCCCAATCATTGATGTTGAGCTTGATGACTTTCAAATTCAACTTTGCATTGATGAATCGATCTCCAAACTAGAGTATCACGCCCCAGATTGGATGACACAGTATGCTACTTTTGATACTTCCGCTGGCATAAATGTTTATGAGCTTCCCCAGGAAATAGCAGATAACTTAAATGATGTTTGGTACAGAAGAGACTTCTTCAAGTTTGGCGCGAGCCCTGGGTCACTTGAGTTTGATTTTGCGATTATGTTCTTCACGAATACTGGTCTATTTAATAATTATAATGTTAGCCAGTATTTGCTTATGCAACAATACTTAAAGCAAGTAAAGAATGTTCTTGGGCAAATGTCATCGTGGCAGCTTATTAATAATAAGTTTCTTCACATATTCCCAGTACCAGAAACAAATACTGAGTCTGTTATCGTAGAATTTAGAGCATTCGATCCGAACACGATACACCACGCTTACAAGAGTTGGGTTCAGCGATATGCTTTAGCGTTGTCTAAGGAAGTACTAGCAGGTATTAGAGGTAAGTATGCTAATCTCCCAGGTCCTGGTGGTGGTACCAGACTTAATGGCTCAGAGCTTATGCAGCAAGCCACTGCGGAGAAGAAAGATCTAGTTCAAGAACTAACAACTGAAATAGAAGCACCTCCGCTATTTGATATATTCTAATGAAATATAAGGTAACAACACCTCCCACGAATTTCCCAGATTCGGATGCAAGGGATACACGCTTATCGCTTTTCAAGAAAAAGAATGATAAGAATTTGTTTAACATGGTGGATGCTGAAAACATTAAGTTATCAGGATCCCGTGTTAGAGTGTACAAGTATATTCCTTCAAACGATATAGATGATGTTTATCAGGAGTCCAGACAAAAAACCATAGCACATGAGCCTGTAACTATGTGGGCTCACTATGACCCTCGACCTGTTGAGGAGAACCTAACTCAGTTTGGTGTTGAAATGCAAATGGATCAAATATTTGTATTCAACAAATCTTACACAGAGAACATGTTAGGAGAGCCAATTTCAATTGGAGATATTATTCAACCGGAGTTTCAAGACGTTAAGTTCGAGGTGTTTGAAGTTCAAGAAGATAGTTTTGAAGCTTATGGTGTTTATCACTTATTAGCGCATGCCAAGTTCCTCAGAGATACTCAGGACATTCACAACGAAGAATTCCTGGATAAAACAGATCCACTTGGAGGTTATAACTAATGTATGAAGTTGGTTCCGTTAGTGGTATTGAACAACGAATAGTTCAACTGACTGAGGCTAAGATTCTACCTAGAATAGATAACATCTATAAGGAGAGTCTTAGACAAATGATCTCTACTTTTGGTGGTTTGTATTATATTGATGGAAACGGCAACAGAATTAAAGTTGATTGCGCTCATGGTAATACCGAAAGAATAGCTGGGAGACTTAAGACAGATAATAACATTGTTCTTCCATTTATCACGGTAGCAGAAGTAGATTCAGCAAGAGATCAAAAAAGAGAAAGATTTAGCCCGGTCCTAATGCATCAAAGTTTTTATGATCGAGATAAACAACGAGCAGTTAGACTTCTAAGTTTAGCTCCAAGGGCCATTAACATAACCTATGAGATTAATCTTTGGTGCAAGTACAAAGCTGACTTAGACATGCTTAGATCAGGAGTCTTTTCTTTATTTAATCCAGAGCTAAGAGTGCCCACCAACCACAGCGCAGAGGCAAAAGCCTTCATAGACAGAGAAAGACCAATGGGCTCTGTTGCTGCCGCTGATACCAAGGATAGGGTTTTACAAAAAACTGTAACCATTGTACTTCAAACTTACATACCTAGTCCTCAGTTTCTGTTTACAAATACAGGAGAGATAACTGAATTTAATTTCAATGTATCCATTGATGATGGTTAAAATTAACTATTTTTAATGGCTTCAGATAGTAGATATATTAGGAGCTTTTACATGAAAATCATAAGAAACACAAGTTTGCAAGGTATTTCTCTAGTGTTGAACAAACCCGGTGGTATGGAATGCAAATACTTATTCCCAAAGCAATCCATCGAAGTCCCCAGTTCTTGGGGTGGTAAAGTTCTTGAGAACTTAGTTTCAAGAAGAATGATGAAAGTAGTAGAAGTTGCAGACCCTACTCCTGCTCCTGCTCCTGCTCCTATTAGAACAAAAAGAAATTTAAAAGGTAAGTAACCCATGGCCCTTCCCACTAGTCCTTCTGTTGTTGTCTTAGAAAATGACGTTTCCGTTTTTGCTCCCAATGTTGATTCCAGCGTCGTGGGCGTGGTTGGCTTTGCTAGCAAGGGGCCTACTAATAAAGCTACCTTAGTAACTAGCCCTGAGAACCTCTTAAGAATTTTCGGAGAACCCGACACTGCTATTCCTGGTCAAGGGTTAGAAGGTGCAATTGAAATTCTTGAAGCTACCAACCAGATGTATTTTGTCAGAGCAGCTAACACAACCGCCGCAGAAGCGAGCGCGACTGTGAAATTTGGAGCTAGCCCTGCCTTCCAGCTTAGTGGTTTCACCGCAGAACAACCCTCCTCCATTCGTTACGAAGTATTTGATAATGCAGGTGTGTTTAGAGCTAGCTCCATAGTTGATCTTAAGGCATCATCTACCACAGACACTACTCTTAACACCCCTCAGAAAGTTATCTCGGCTGCTTTTAGTAGAGACGCAGTCGCGGGTGCAGATGTCATCTCATTCATTGATGGGGACTCTATATTCTTAGCTTCTAAGTATGCTGGCTCTGGTGCGACCATGAGCTTGTCTGCTTTTGATCCAGGGTCAAATACAACTCCAGGCGACTTCCTTGGGTTCATCCCAGTTACAGTCAGCGGTAATGCAAGCTCTGTTGAATCGCTCGCACCTTCGGATGTTAGTAATGTTACCACGAATGGGTTCACAGCATCTTCTGACTTATCTCTTAACGTGTATTCGATCTACCCTGGTGCAGGTTATAACCTGAGAACCAAGAACGATGGCTCAGTAAAGGGTCTCTCTGTTGAGGTTAATAACCTTGGTATCCTGGATAAAATTGTTGTAAACAACGATGGTTCTCAAGTAGAATCCTTTGATGTTAACGCGCAGCCGTCTAGCTTGCAGTATGTTGAAAGTATTATCTTTGAAGATTCTGCTAATGATTACAAAAACAGTCAGTCCGATTACATCTATGCAGGAGTTGATCAAGATGATGACACTTCGGCTGAGGACTTCCTGCCTAATGATTTCGGAGCTAAACTCGCAGCAACTGGAGTTGCCTTTGCTGGTCAAGACTCTGCAAGCACCAACCCAGGTGCGCCCAAAGGCGTTGGTATCACCCCTAGATTTGTTAAGCTTGTTGAAAGCACTGAGAGTTTCGTAGACGGTAACAGTGGGTTTGGAACCATTGAGGATCCAGACACGGGCGCTGACATCACAGCCCTGATAGGTACTTCTACTGATAAAACAGGTATTCATGCACTCGATGACGATGTGCTTAACATATCTCTTGCAGTCGCTCCTGGGTTCAGTGATGACGCAGTCCAAAATGAATTAATCAACTTGGGTGAAACCTCCAAGAACTTCTTCGCTCTGGTTGCTCCTCCCTACGCTTTAGGTGAAGTTCAGGATGCGGTTGACTGGATCAACGGTAGAGGTGCAAGAACAGCCTCGCTGAACAACTCCTACGCTGCTGTATACTGGCCTTGGGTTCAGGTATTCAATCCCTTCGCAGGCAAAGAAGAATGGTATGATCCGTCGATCTTTGCGGCAAGGCAGTGTGTCTTCACTGACTCTGTCAACGACCCGTGGTTTGCTCCTGCTGGCTTTAGAAGAGGTCGCCTTACCAAGCCTACAGATACGGAGATTAGACTTAACCAGGGTGATCGTGATGCGCTCTACGTAAATAACATCAACCCTATCGCCAATGATGTTCAAACAGGTATCGCGGTATTTGGACAGAAGACCACTCAAAGACTTCCGACCGCTCTTGATAGAGTTAATGTCAGAAGATTGATGATCTTTATAAGAAAGGTTCTTCTTCAGCTAGGTAAGCCCTTCCAGTTTGAGCCGAATGACGCATTCACTTGGGAGCAAGTGGAGGATGTTATCAAGCCGTTCCTTGCTGATCTGATTGCAAGAAGAGGCATTGTTGAGGGCGCTGTCAAGTGTGACTCTACGACTAACACACCTCTAAGAGTTGATAGAAATGAATTGTGGTGCTCGGTAACAATTAAGCCCACTAAGGCTGCTGAAACTGTGGTCTTTGAAGTAAACCTGACTAGCCAGTCAGCCTCGATTAGTTAAGGAATAACAAATGCCCATACCAAGAAATAGCGTTATAGAAGATCAGTTAAAGTCGCGTAACAGAGTAACTAATCCTAGAGAGTTACCTGAAGTTTCCACAAACTTAGAGTCCATCAGGACTTACCAGTTTGAGGTTAACTTTCAAGGCTTTCCAGGTGCAACCGCTCAACAAAGCGTTGCTGGTGATTTAACTGTTGCTGCTAAACAGGTTGGTTCAATCACGTATGGTGTTGAATCGATTGCTGTTAACAGACTTAATGATAAAGTTCACTACCCTGGCAAGGCAACCTATGAGCCTGTTGAAATTACTTTTGACAACTTACTGCTCAAGGATTCAACCCCTGCTCTGTGGAGACTTTTCAAAGAAGTCTACAACCCAGTCACAGGTAAAACGGCGTTCCGTGACGGAACTGGTAATTCCTACAAGGGTGCGAAGATGACCATCGTTGAGATGAACGGTGACAATGTCCCTGTTGGTGGTGTCGAACTCTTTGGAGTCTACCCAGAAAAAGTTGCGTTCTCTGAAAAGAACTATGGTACAAATGAGTTCTCCACTGTCACCGTGACCTTTAGATTCGACTTCCTCAACTACGATCGTCGGGTAACTGGCGTACCTGCTGGGGCTCACAGAGCGCAAAACAGAAGGTCGTTAGACAACGCTCCAATCGGCGGCTAGTATTAAAATAACCTAACCTCTAATACCATAGCCTTCTCTCTAAATATAGGGGGAAGGCT